TCAGCCCTTGGGCGGGTGAGGATCATTGCCGTAGCTGTTGCGCTCGCGGATGCGACCATCCTCACCATGAATCAGCACTTCGCTGCGCTGGTTGATGGCGATGTCCCGGGCGGCACGTTCGGCCTCGGACTGGGTGCGGTGATGCGAGGTGTCTCGCTGGTTGCGTTCGCCACGGACGGCCCAGCCGTCGTCGCGCTTCACTACGTGTTGGTTCTTGCCGGCCATTTCAAAATCCTTTCAAGGTTGGGTGGATGCTGTACATCGGGTGCGAAGAGGGATCGGTTCAGTCACCCCCTTTCCAAAATCACGAACTCAGGCTTGAGCCAGTAGTGCCCCTTGTCGTCTTTGTCGACGAAGGTGGCGTAGACCTGCTTATGCCGCTTGAAAATGTCTGCAGTCCGGAAGCTGGCACCAGGCTCGAGGCCGAGCCCTGCAGCGATGTGTCGCTTGTGCACCTCGTCCCCATCGGCGTCTTCCAGGACCTTCAGGAACAGGTAGACCTGAGGCGACAGATCGATTGCCTGACCATCAATCAGCGCGACACGCTGCGTGTGCATCAGACGCAGGGAGGTCTCCGCCGATTCCTGCACCGGTGCCGGACGAGTCAGGTACGCCTCCAAGTTCTCGATCACCAGACCAGCCTTGCGGATGTGGGCGATGGCCCGCAGCGGCACCAGAAGGCGATCGCTCAAGGCAGTCCCGACCAGGGATGTTGGATCATCCGATGTGATGATCACCTCGGCACCGGGTGCGACCAATTGCGTCAGCTTGGCCGCCAACTGCTCGGGCATCGCACTCAGGCGTCGCGCAAAAAACACCGTGTGACGGCGGCGCCGATGTTCCATTTCGCCCAGTCGCCACAAAGTGTTTTCCACAATCGGCTCGACGGCATAGCGCGGTGCCAACCCCAAGGCGACGGACAACCACTTGGCGAGCTTGGCGGGTTGCACCTGCCAGTAGTGCGCTTGCTCATTCGTCAGCTCGACCCATCCACACTCCGGACAGTGCCCGCGATAAGGCTGCGACGCTGGCGCGTCGTGTGGCTGCGGCCGCATGGACTCGGTACCGCAGTCTGGGCAAAGGATATCCAGGGCTCGCTGGCGGCTGACGGCGATCGCATCCAACGCCAGTAGATGGCCGTAGAAACCGGGCCGGCTCGAAAGCCAAACTGCATCGGGCGAAATCAGCATGTCGTTGCGCTCCAGCAGCCGACAGATTTCTGCCAGCCCCTGATCGTTCATAGCCGCGACTGGTTCATGCATGCATGGCCCCCAAGGGTTCTTCAACCGCCTTGCTTGCCGCTGGTGACTGCATGACGCCGAGTGCCCGCAGCAGCGATTCCACCAGACGGGCATCGGCCTCTTCCATGTCGCGCAGATTGCTGATCCCGCTTTGCTTCAGATCGACGTGCAGCACGCGGCTGGCTTTGCCAGGCTGTACCGGTTCGAAGTAAAGCGACACCACGGCATCGATGATGTTGAAGCCCTGGCCCATCAGGATGGGACTGATCTGCTGGGCAGTGAGGCAGGCCAGCACATCTGGCGCATCCTTCTCGCCGGGCGGCTTGATCAGGTAGTCGCAGATCGGTGGATGAATGGCGCGGACCTTGGCCTGCGACAAGCGGATGTGCTCCACACGGTGGGCGGCCAGATCACATTCACTGTTATCGAAGAGCTCAAAACCGTCCCGCAGACGGTTCAGGAAAAACATCGGTTTCTCGACATCCTTGGGCTGCAGCACCACTTTGAACACATGCTTGCCGAGGTGCTCCAGCAAGGTCTTCTGGGTCTTCGCCCCGCCGGGAGCCAGCACGTCGATCACGCCGCTGGCCGGGTAGATGACGACATCCATGGCCATGGGTGGTCGAATCTCGCGCCAGTGGGCGCGGTTGTCGTCGCCGAACTCCAGCTGGCGTTGGGCGTTGTCCTCGATGAGGATGCCCAGCTGCACGCCGCCATCCAGGTGCCGGTCCAGGGTGTCGATTTGGCAGGCGCGCGGCGTGCCCTTACGCGGCGTGAATTCCGTGGCCAGGGCGACTTCAAGGGCGTGAATATCTTCCTGCCCCCGAAACAGCGCGTCGACCGGTGGCACATGCAAGCGTTTCCAGCCGCGTTTGCCGATGCGCAGGCTGACCGCATAAATGGCCTCAGCGGCGGTGAACTGATCCGGCCAATTGGACATGACCCACAAGGCCCGCTCCGCATCGCTGGAGAACTTCGTGAAATCCTCGTGGATCGCGGAGTCCGGCGGTGCGGTGTTGCGCAGGGCGTCGACACCGCGTTGATTGGCCAGTTCATGGACGCGCCGTAGCTCCGCGTACAGCGCCTCACTCTGGGCGGCGGGCAGCGCATCGAAGATCTCGGTGACGGCGTCGACCTGCTTGTCATCCGAAAGCTCGGCGGGGATCTCCAGCTTGCGGGACTGGAGGTAGAACTTCCAGGCGTGGGCAGGCACCTGGCGGATGAGTTGGCGGTAGTTGAAGGCGGCCATCTTGTTTTTCCTTTTTGTTGGGCCGCCGTGCCGATGACTTCTTCTGTGCGCGAGAGGCCTGGGTTGGTTACACTGTTCTCAACACCAGATTGCACAACAAAGCAAAATGTATTTGTTCGCTATATCGGGTGTTTGATGGAATTTAGCGGTGGATGATTGTGTTGTCAAGCCGGTGCGGATTCGTTCGAAATAACGTAATATCTCGGTCTGTGCAAAACGCTACCAAGCCTCTGATTGAGGGGGCTGAGAGAACACAGGAGAAACCGTGGCAACCCCACTGGGTGACAAAATTCGCAGGCTGCGCCGAGAGCAGAAGATGAGTCTCGACGCATTGGCCGCCGCAGCCGGCATGAGCAAGAGCTATCTGTGGGAGTTGGAAAACAACGACGACGCCAACCCCACCATGGAAAAACTGGCCAGCATTGCCGCTGCCCTTCACGTGACGCCGGAGTTCCTTGCCCACATAGAGCAGGCCGACCAGCCCGAGGATGCCTTCGACAAGGCGTTCTTCCGGAACTACAAGACGCTGAAACCCGAGACCAAGCATCAGCTGCTTGAAATCCTCAAGACGCTGAAGAAAACCCAAGGATGAGTGCGCCGCCCAACAAGCCGGCGCCTTGGGCGAACCGGCTGAACAAGCTCCTGGATCAATTTCACGCTGTTCATGGCGGCGACCGTTTTCCGGTTGATGTCGAAGCGCTGATTCGTGAAGTGCCGGCAACCTTTCAGACTGGGGAGCCGATCAGCATTCGGGGCGAAGCGATGGACCCGGAGTTCGAAGGGGCGCTGTTCAATCTGAATGCCGATGAGCCCGGCAAGGGCGACTGGGCCATCATTTACAACCAGGCGATCAGTTCCCCCGGGCGGATCCGGTTCACCCTGGCACACGAGCTCGGGCATTACCTGGTGCATCGCCATCTGCAGCCGTCTTTCAACTGCAGCGAAGTCGACACCACCCAGTGGGACAGCGAAGAGCGCCAGATTGAATTCGAGGCGAACACCTTCGCCTCGTATCTGTTGATGCCTGCCGACGACTATCGTCGGCAGATCCAGGGGGCAACGATAGACCTGGATGTGCTCGGTGCTTGTGCAGATCGATATGGCGTGTCCATGACCTCGGCCATCCTCAAGTGGCTGGAGCTCACGCCCCAGCGTGCGGTGCTGGTCATGTCCCAGAACGGGATCGTCCAGTGGGCTTGCGGCAGCGAGTCCGGCAAGTGGCTCTCCATCGCTCTGAACAAACGGCTGGCCAATGGTCAGCGCCGGCCACTGCCCGCCAGGAGTGCCACCCGCTTGGGCACAGACACCAATGTCGATCGACTGGGCACCCCGATCGATGCTCGCATCTGGTTCCCACAGGAGCCCGAGGGCATGGTGGCGCGGGAGATGCGCATCGCGTCTGATCTCTATCGTCAAACGATGACCCTATTGGTCCTCCCGCCTGAGGTGAAGCCTTGGGAGCGCGACAAGATGGACGATGACGACGATAGCCTTGAAAACACCTTCGATCGGTTTGTGCGTAACGGTCAGCCGCCGGTGCGCTGACGACACGGCCGGGTGGTTCGGCGGCGTTTGTCACCAGCACGCGCCCGCCCACAACCGATAGCGCCCGTTCGCAATTATCCGCAACGGGCCGCAATTCCCTGCTCGGAAATCCGGTGGCCAGCCGGTGAAATGGTGGCAGTTTTTCATCACGAAAGCCTGCCATGACATCTCTCGAACACCTTACCAAATCTACCCACCGCGATACCCGTGAGCTTGGGCGCTCGCCTTGCCATGAAATCGCGCAATTGCTCGCTGCCGGCATTCTCCGTGCCCGCTCGGGCGCTGCAATGGCAAGCCCATGTCAGCAGGAAGCCACGGCTGGCGACATTCCGCTTGGCTTCACTGGCCACCAGCGCGTTCATACGAACCCGTCTCAACAAGAAGGAGTTTCCGTATGACGACACACGCAAGTCAAGAAACCGTCGCCGCGCGCCTCGCGCAACTGCCTTACCTGCCGATGGAAAACCTCTGGGCGCTCTGGGATCAACACTTTGATCGTCGCCCTGGCCACCATCACCGCACTTGGCTGGAAAGCCGCCTGGCCTACAAGATCCAGGAGGAGGCGTTCGGCGCCATGACCTCATCGCTCAAGCGCCGACTGGAAAAAATTGGTGAAACCGGCGAGGTGCCCAACCAGAAGCGTCGTGCAGAAAACCAGCTGGCACCGGGTGCTACCCTGATCCGGGAATACAACGGGATGCCCCACCACGTCAAAGTGCTGGATGACGGGCGTTTTGAGTACCTGACGCGCACCTACAAGAGCTTGTCCGGCGTGGCCAAGGCCATCACCGGCACCGCCTGGTCCGGGCCGGCCTTCTTCGGATTGCGCCAGCCATCCAAGCGGGGGGTATCCGCATGAGAAAACCCGCCCCTCATCCGAATATGCAAGCGCCAGCGATCACGCCCAAGCGGCGCTGCGCGGTCTACACCCGCAAGTCCACCGATGAAGGCCTGGACATGGAATACAACAGCCTGGAGGCGCAGCGCGATGCGGGACTGGCCTACATTGCCAGCCAGCGTCACGAGGGCTGGATTGCCTTGACCGATGGTTACGACGATGGCGGTTTTTCGGGTGGCAATATCGACCGCCCCAGCTTGAAGCGGCTGATGGCAGACATCGAAGATGGCAAGATCGACATTGTGGTGGTCTACAAGATTGACCGACTGACGCGCAATCTGACGGACTTTGCACGACTGGTCGAGGTGTTCGATCGCCACGGGGTCTCGTTCGTCTCGGTGACCCAGCAGTTCAACACCACCACCTCAATGGGGCGCCTGACGCTCAACATCCTGCTGTCCTTTGCCCAGTTTGAGCGCGAGGTCACCGGCGAGCGCATCCGCGACAAGATTGCTGCCAGCAAGGCCAAGGGCATGTGGATGGGTGGCGTGCCGCCCTTGGGCTATGACGTCAAGGATCGCAAACTCGTCGTCAACGACAAGGAGGCGGCACTTGTGCGCGACATCTTCATGCGCTACGCCGAGCACGGATCGGCCGCACGCTTGGTGCGCGAGTTGCAGGTCGAAGGGCACACTACCAAGTCCTGGGAAACCCAGACTGGGAAATTCCACCACGGCCGCATCATCGATCAGCAGTACCTGTTCAAGCTGCTGCGCAATCGTCTGTACCTGGGCGAGATCACCAACAAAGGGGAAGTCTTTCAGGGGCAACATCAGGCCATCATTACGCGGGCCCAATGGGAAGCGGTCGAGGCGATCATTGCGCAACGCAAGCGCAGCACGACACGCGACCGTTACAACGAGACCCCGGCGTTGCTGGCTGGATTCCTGTATGCACCCGATGGCCAGCGCATGTTGCCCACCTACACGCAGAAGAAAAACGGCAAGCGCTACCACTACTACGTCCCTTATCTGGAGAAACGCCAGACGGCGGGTGCATCAAGTATCCCAGGCCAGCGGAGCATGGGCCCCATGCCGGCTGCTGAAATCGAATCGGCTGTGTTGATGCAGGTCCTCCGCGTGTTGCAGGAACCCGAGATGATCATCGGAGTGTGGCGGGAGGTGCTGACAATGCAAGAACAGCCTGCCCTCGATGAAGCGATGATCGTGGTGGCCATGCGCCGCATCGGTGATATCTGGGCGCAAATGTTCCCGATAGAGCAGCATCGAATCATGCGCCTGTTGATCGAGCGCGTGCAGTTGCACCCGAATGGCCTCGACATCGTCTGGCGGGAAGACGGTTGGCAACGCTTCCGTCGCGAACTGGCCCAGCACCCCTTTGTAGTGGAGCAAAAAGAGGAGCCCGCCATGGGGCACCTCGGCCATGATGAGGAGGTGATGGCATGAGCCAATCCACCCCGCAACGTTGCAAGATCGAGATATCGGTGTCGGGTCCGTCGCGTGAATACCAGAGCCAGGGCTCGGCGGTGACATTTGTCCCCTTGACCATCAAGCGCCGGCACACCCGAAAACTGCTGATCGCACCCCCTGGTCAGGAAGATGCCAAGGTCCGATCGTCATTTGACCTGCCCATGATCCGCACGATCGGCAAGGCCTTCTATTGGCAAAAGCTGCTCGACAGTGGCGAGGTAGCCAACGCAACCGAACTGGCGCGGCAGTTGAAACTCGAGCCAGGCTGGGTGGCCGAGGTACTGCGGTTGACACGATTGGCACCCGACATCGTGCAGGCCATCCTGGATGGGCGGCAGCCGCGCCACCTCAATCTTCACGCGGTTCGAGGGCGCCAGGCGGAGGTGCCCGTCGCTTGGGACGAGCAACGGCGGTTGTTTGGATTTAGACCGATTGGCTGATCACAGCGGCGCCAGTTCTTCTCCGCATCACAACCCCCATCAGTTTGCCTGCACCTGCTGCAGGCATTTTTTTCACGCAAACGTCGGCGAAGGCAGCAATTGACTGATCTGCCCACCCTTTGCGTCCACCTTGCCCACCGGTTTGCCCACCCCCTGAATCCCAAACTGCACTCACGTTTTCGCAATCACCTGAAAGGAGATCAACGTGAGTGTCAAACACCTGAATCAGCGCCAACTGGCTGAGCGCTGGAATGTCGCGGAGGCCACGCTCGAGCGGTGGCGATCCGCCGGTATCGGGCCGGTGTATCTGAAGTTGCAGGGCCGCGTCCTCTACCGCGTCGAGGACATCGAGGAGTACGAGGCGAAGAGTCTGCACAGCAGCACGTCGTCCCGAGTGGTGGCAGGAGGTGTGGCATGAGCCTACATCGCCCGACCCTGCAAAACCAGGACGTGGTGTCCATTCCGGCCACCGAGTTGGCCGCTTTCGATGCCCGTAGCCTGTTCCAACTTAAGACGCTGGCCGCCGACCGTCTGGCCACTGCCAAGGCTGAAGTCGATCACATCGAACACGCCCTGAGCCTGAAGTATGCCGAGCGCGCCAAGCACCTGCGCCTGGTCGCCGGCAAAGACAGTGGCGTTGTGCATTTCGACGACGGCGACGTGCGCATCACCGCTGACCTGCCCAAGAAGGTCGAGTGGGATCAGGCGCTGCTCGCCAATCTCGAAGCACGCATTGCTGCCAATGGCGACAACCCGCGTGAATACATCGACGTCAGCTATCGCGTCTCAGAGACCAAGTTCTCCGCCTGGGCGAGTGCCCTGCGCGAGCAATTCATCCCCGCACGAACCGTGAAGGTGGGCAAGCCCAGCTTCCGCCTCGCCCTGATTTCGGAGTAATCACCATGTTCAAAAACCTCATCGAATCCCTGCGCAAGAAAACCCTGTCCCTGTCCGCCCTGCCGGAAACCATTCGCGTCCCGGGTCACGCCGGACAGACCGACATCGACCGCCTCCCCCTCGACCAAGCATCGGTCGATGACCTGGCTTTTGCCATCCAGGGGCTGGAATCCCGCTCGTCTGAGATCTCCTGCCAGTTGCATTCCTTGCGCCGCATGCACGATCTGGCGCGCGCCCGGGGGGCACTCGGCACGGACAAGGTCACCGAGATCTTCGGTGGGGAGGTCTGACATGAGCTTTCCCTTCATCACCGCTGAGCAGCGCCTCGCCGAAAAGCGTGGCTCCAAAGGCGTCATCCTCGGCCCCTCAGGCGTGGGAAAAACCACGCTTCTCAAAACCGCCGATGCAGCCCGCACGCTGTTCATCGATCTGGAAGCCGGGGATCTGGCGGTACTGGACTGGCCTGGTGACAGCGTGCGGCCACGCACCTGGCAGGAATGCCGGGATCTGGCCTGCTATATCGGCGGACCCAATCCGGCGCTGCGCGACGACCAGTCTTACAGCCAGGCGCATTACGACCAAGTGTGCGCCCAGTACGGTGATCCCGCGATGCTGACCAAGTACTCGCTGATCTTCGTCGACTCCATCACGGTCGCGGGTCGCCTGTGTCTGCAATGGGCCAAGGGTCAGCCGCAGGCCTTCTCCGAAAAAACCGGCAAGCCTGACACGCGCGGCGCCTATGGCCTGCACGCCAGCGAACTGGTCGGATGGCTTACCCAGTTGCAGCACGTCCGTGACAAGGACATCTGGCTGGTGGGAATCCTCGACGAGAAGCTCGACGACTTCAACCGCAAGGTGTTCAGCCCGCAGATCGAGGGTTCCAAAGCCGCACTGGAGCTGCCAGGCATCGTCGATCAGGTCATTTCGATGGTGGTGCTCAAGTCGGATGACGGCACGCCTTATCGGGCCTTCGTCTGCCAGCACATCAATCCCTGGGGCTATCCCGCCAAAGACCGTTCCGGACGACTGGAGGTCGTCGAGGAGCCGCATCTGGGCCGCCTCATTTCCAAGATCACCGCGCCGCGCGCGCAATAAGCAGGAGAGTTTTCATGAACAGCTACAACCACAACGCCGCTTGGAACGATTTCAACGATGCCGAGGACCAGCGTGAATACGCCCTGATTCCGCCCAAGACCCTGGCCAAGGTGATCATGGCCATTCGCCCAGGCGGTTATGACGATCCGAACCAAGGCTGGACGGGCGGCTATGCGACCCGTTCTGACAAGACCGGCGCGATCTACCTCAATGCCAAGTTCACCATTCTGGAGGGGCCGTTTGCCAAACGGGTGGTGTTTGGGCTGATTGGCTTGTCCAGCCCGAAGGGCCCCGAGTGGACCAACATCGGCCGCAGTTTTCTGCGCGCCATCCTGAACTCGACACGCGGCATTCACCCGGCCGACAACTCGCCGCAGGCGCAAAGCGCGCGCCGCATCAAGGGCTTTGCCGATCTGGATGGCGTGGAGTTCGTTGCTCGCATTGATGTCGAGAAGGATCAGAACGGCGACGACAAGAACGTCATCAAGGCCGCCATTCAGCCGGATCACAAGGAATACGCCGCACTGATGGGGCAACCGGTGCGCATGTCCAGCCCTGCGTCCGCTGCGCCGCAGAGCGCCACTCCATCTGCCCCTGCCGTGCCCACCCGTCCCGCCTGGGCGCAATAAGGAGGACTTCCCATGATGCTGCGTCCTCGGCAGCGGGAGTTCGTCACCCGCTGCGTCACGGCTCTCAAGGCCCATGGCAACACCCTCGGTGTGGCGCCGACTGGGGCTGGCAAGACGATATGCCTGTCCGGCACGGCCGGGGAGTTCCTGCAACACCCGGATGCCAAGGTGTGTGTCCTGGCTCATCGGGATGAACTGACCGCGCAAAACCTGGCCAAGTTTGGCCGGGTCAATCCCCACGTCAGCACGTCCGTGTTCGATGCCCGTCAGAAATCCTGGTCGGGTCAAGCCACCTTCGCCATGGTGCAAACCTTGGCGCGCAACCTCGAGCAGATGCCCACGCTGGACATGCTGGTCATCGACGAAGCCCACCACTGCGCAGCGCCGACTTACCGGCTGGTTATCGACTCCGTGCTCGCCAAAAACCCGCATGCGCTGATTTATGGCGTGACCGCCACGCCCAATCGCGGTGACGGCAAGGGGCTGCGGGAAGTGTTCTCCAATGTCGCGGATCAGATCCGGTTGGGTGAATTGATTCGTTCCGGCCACCTGGTGTCGCCACGTACCTTTGTGGTGGACGTCGGCACCCGAGATGCGCTCGACGGCGTGCGCAAGCTGACCGACGACTACGACATGAACGCCGTGGCGTCGATCATGAACACCACGCCCGTCAATGCGGCAGTGGTTCAGCACTGGCAGGAGCATTCCGCCCGGCGCAAGACCATTGCTTTTGCTGCCACGGTCGATCACGCGCAAGCGGTCTGCCATGCATTCATTGCAGCGGGTGTGAAGGCCGCTGTGGTTCATGGCGAGATGACTCCTGCCGAGCGTCAGTCCACGCTGGCGTCCTATGAAACCGGTGATGTGACGGTGCTGGTCAATGTCGCTGTGCTCACGGAGGGCTACGACTACACGCCAACCTCGTGCATCGTGCTGCTGCGCCCCAGCTCCTACAAGTCCACCCTGATCCAGATGGTCGGGCGCGGCCTGCGCGTGGTCGATCCTGCTGAACACCCGGGCGTCATCAAGACTGACTGCGTTGTTTTGGATTTCGGAACGGCGTCCTTGCGTCACGGGAGTCTGGAGCAGGAAGTTGATCTCGATGGTTTCGCCGGCGACGGTGAGGCACCGACCAAGCGCTGCCCGCAGTGTGATGCAGAAGTACCGATGGCCAGTCGGGAGTGCCCGCTCTGTGGGCACAGTTTTGCCAGGGAGGTCGAGGAGACACGGCATCAGATCAGCGATTTCGTGATGACCGAAATCGACCTGCTCAAGCGCTCCAACTTTGCCTGGTGCGATCTCTTCGGCGATGACTGTGCGCTGCTGGCCACCGGTTTCAAAGCCTGGGCGGGGGTCTTCTTCCTTGCCGGACGCTGGTACGCGGTGGGTGGTGCCGAAAAGCTGTCTCCTCGCTTGCTAGGCGCAGGGGAGCGCACGGTGTGTCTGGCCCAGGCCAATGACTGGCTCAATGACCAGGAAGTCGACGATGCCGCCCACAAAACCCGTCGCTGGCTGCAGGAGTCGCCCACGCCCGGGCAACTGCGCTACCTGCCTGCACCCTTGCGTGCTGATTTCAGCCTGACCCGCTATCAGGCCTCTGCGCTGCTGACCTTCCAGTTCAACAAGACCGCTATCCAGCGTTTGGTCACCGCTGCCAACGATGCGGTGATGACTGAGCTTCGGGAGGTTGCGTGAAAACGAGCGCAGCGAAGTTTCGCGAAACCAACGGTGAGAACGAATGCAATGAGTGGCAAATGTGCCGTGTGCGCCCGCCAAGCCAAAGGCCTGGGGTATTTCAACCCCCGTCTGCCGCGCTCCGATCCTCGCCGCTACAGCGATCGCTGGGTGTTCTGCTCCATGCGCTGCCAGAACGCGTTCTCCAAGCTCATGGCGCGCCTGACCCAGTTTCAGGAGGACGCCGTGATTGATCCCAGCGACATGGAGATCGCCGCAATGCGATCCGCTCTCGGCCCCTTGGGCGAGTACGTCGCCTCCATTGGCATGGATCGCCCTTTGGCCGACTACGGCAAGGACGAAGTCCTGCGCCTGGTGGAGGTCGTGGTCGACGCCTATCAGGCCCACATGCTGGTCGAGCACGAACGCATGGCCGAGCGCGACCGCGCTTTCTTCGAACAACGTGCCAGCCGTCAGGCATCTGCCGTGACGGGTGGCGATCACCACAGGATTCCCTTTTGATGATAGACCTGAACCATCAACCCAAATTTCACGAGCAGGTGTCGGCATTGCTGGATGCCGCCCTCCAAACGGAGCGCAGTCAGCAGGCACGCCGGCGCTATCTCGGTGCTTCCCGCTTGGGCGTTGCGTGCGAGCGCGCACTGCAGTACGAGTATGTCGATGCGCCGGTCGACGACGGCGCCGAGTTGCACGGTCGCACGCTGCGAATCTTTGAGGTTGGCCATGTGATGGAGGACCTTGCCATCCGCTGGCTGCGCCTAGCTGGCTTCGACCTTTACACCCGCAAGCAGGATGGCGAGCAGTTCGGCTTCTCTGTCGCGGGCGGCCGTATCCAGGGGCATGTCGACGGCGTGATTGCCGGTGCACCCACCGCGTTGAACTTGTCGTTTCCCATGCTTTGGGAGTGCAAGACCATGAACGACAAGAACTGGCGCGACACCGCCAAGAAGGGAGTCGCTGTCACCAAGCCTATTTATGCCGCCCAGATGGCGATCTACCAGGCCTACATGGAGCCGAGCATTCCTGGCATTGCATCCCAACCGGCATTGTTCACCGCCATCAACAAGGACACCCAGGAGCTCTGGCTGGAACTGGTGCCGTTTGATGCGGAGCTCGCGCAGCGCATGTCGGATCGGGCCGTCAAGGTCATCCAGGCCACCGAGGCCGGTGAGTTGCTGCCGCGCGTGGCGACGGAGCCGAGTTTCTACGAGTGCAAGTACTGCGCCTGGGCCCGGCGGTGTTGGGCTGAGCTGGGTACGAACGACCAGGGGGTGCAGCCATGAACGCGCGCCTTCCCGAACATGTCATCCGACCAGCTCCGCTTGCTGCGCAACGGCACAAACCTTTGATCGGCGCATCCCTGCTGGAGCGCCTGCTGCTGCGCCATGTGTCTGTCGTCTGTCCGGAGTCCCGATTGGTCGTGGCGGTGATCAAACAGGCCTTCGTTGACCTGTGCTCGCCCTCGAAGCATCAGCGTGCCGAAGCCCGGCGATTCTTCCAGGATGGTCGCCTGGAGCTGTGGTGTGACCAAGTGGGCCTGTCGCCTGAATTCATGCGCGAGATCGCCATCAAGGCGAGCTATCTGAATCCGGCAGATGCCAGCGAAGGAGGTGGCCATGCTTGATTTCAATGGTCAAGACGATGTGGGTTCGTCTGCGGGTAGCAATGCCGAGCGGGACGAGCTGCGCGCCGCCTTGTTGGCTCGACTGGAGGGGGTGCTGTTTGCCCTGTTTCCGGCCGGCAAGGTCATGCACGGCAAATTCGTGGTCGGCGATGTGCTGGGCAGCCCGGGGCGCAGCCTGGAAATTGAGCTCGACGGTGAGCGGGCGGGTTTATGGATCGATCGCGCCACCGGCAATGAGGGCGACATCTTTGCGCTGATTGCTGCACACCGGCACTGGGATACCCATCGTGATTTCACTGCGGTGCTGGGCTTCGCCCGCGAACTGCTCGGTCGCGCGCCCGCCGTGTCTCCCATAAAACGCAAGGCCAGCGCACCGGTGGATGAGTTGGGGCCCGCCACGGCGAAATGGGACTACTTGGCCGTCGACGGCAGTCTGATTGCCTGCGTGTACCGGTACGAGCCGGCTCCGGGCCGCAAGGAGTTTCGGCCATGGGACGCCAAGCGCCGCAAGATGGCGCCGCCCGATCCGAGGCCGCTGTTCAATCAGCCCGGTATTGCCCACGCCGAACAGGTGATTCTGGTCGAGGGAGAAAAGTGCGCCCAGACCCTGATCGATGCCGGCTATTGCGCGACCACCGCGATGCATGGTGCCAATGCGCCCATCGACAAGACCGATTGGTCACCTCTGCAGGGCAAGGATGTCCTGATCTGGCCTGACCGCGACAAGCCCGGCTGGGAATACGCGATGAACGCGGCCGAGGCGGTCATGGCGGCCGGCGCGCATCACTGCGCAGTGCTGATGCCGCCAGCCAATCCAACGGAAGATGCGCCCCACGGCGCTGCAGATGGGTGGGATGCTGCCGATGCACTTGCCGATGGTTTTGATGTGCAGGGCTTCCTGACCGATGGTGAGCGCATTCAGTTTCAGCCATCGACCACCGAGTCTGGGCAGACGTCAGATCCGACCGAGCAATCGGTCTGGGCGACGGAGGACGCCCTCGCTCTGTCCTTCTCCGGTCGGTACGCACAGGACTGGCGCTATGTCGCCCTTTGGGGCAAATGGGTGTTCTGGACCGGCAAGCGCTGGCAAACCGAGGAGACCTTGGCGGCCCACCACTTGATGCGGCAGATCTGTCGTGAGGCGGCACTCAAGGCCGATTCACACCGGGTAGCCGCCAAACTCGCCAGCAGCGGCACCGTGACCGGGCTGGAACGACTCGCGCGTTCGGATCGGCGTCATGCGGCGACGGCTGACGAGTGGGATGCCGACCCCTGGTTGCTGAACACGCCGGGCGGCGTGGTAAATCTCAAGAATGGCGTGCTGAGCCAGCACGATCGCCAGGATCGGCTGACCAAGATCACGACCGCTACGCCATCAGGGGATTGCCCCACATGGCGGCAATTCCTGAATGAAGTCACGGGCGGCGACCAGACCTTGCAAGCGTATCTGGCCCGTATGGCCGGGTATGCCCTGACGGGGTCGACCCGTGAGCACGCTCTGTTCTTTCTGTATGGCACGGGTGCCAATGGCAAATCGGTCTTCGTCAACACGTTGGCCACTATCCTGGGTGATTACGCGACCAATGCACCCATGGACACGTTCATGGAAACTCGCGCGGACCGGCATCCGACCGATATGGCCAGCTTGCGCGGGGCACGCTTTGTCGCAGCGATTGAAACCGAGCAGGGCCGACGCTGGGCCGAATCCAAGGTCAAGAGCCTGACCGGTGGCGACAAGATTTCTGCCCGCTTCATGCGCCAGGATTTCTTCGAGTTCATGCCGCAATTCAAGCTGATCGTAGCCGGCAATCACAAGCCGGCGATCCGCAACATCGATGAGGCAATGAAGCGGCGCCTACACCTGATCCCGTTCACGATCACCGTGCCTCCGGAAAGACGTGACAAGCATCTGCAGCAAAAGCTGCTCGCGGAGCGCGACGGGATTCTGGCCTGGGCTGTTCAAGGCTGTTTGGAGTGGCAGAGCTTGGGGCGCCTCGACCCGCCACAGCAGGTGCTCGATGCCACCGACGAGTACTTCGAAGAGGAGGACGCCATTGGCGAGTTCCTGGACGAGGACTGCCAGCAGTCGCCCGTGGCGCGCGAGGCAATCTCCGCGATCTATCAGCGCTGGCGTGAGCGGGCCGAGCGGCGCGGTGAGTACGTGGGCACCAGTCGTTGGTTGACCCAGCAACTCATCAACCGTGGGTTTGCCCGCACACGCCTGCATGGCGGGGCAAAGGCGTTGTCCGGCCTGTCGCTCAAACCCCGCGATCCGGGCGGCTACATGCCCTATCGCGATGACTGACCCGAATGGGTGACCGAAAGTGACCGGCATCTCGTTATCTCTCTACACGTGTACGCGCGCAGGCGCGAGCGGTTAACGAGAAACGGGTCACCTTCGGTCACCAGATGCCAAAAACACATGGAGTGACCTATGAACACAATGACCATCCTCGCCCTCGATCTGGGCACCCAAACGGGCTGGGCACTGGCCTGCCGTGACGGCAGCATCACCAGCGGCAGCCAATCCTTCAAACCCCAACGCTTCGAAGGCGGCGGCATGCGCTTCCTTCGGTTCAAGCGCTGGCTCACCGACATCAAGCAGTGCAACGACGGCATCGACCAAGTGGTCTTCGAGGAGGTCCGTCGCCACGTTGGCGTCGACGCCGCCCACGCCTACGGCGGCTTCATGGGCCAGCTGACCGCCTGGTGTGAGCACCATCAGCTCCCGTACCAGGGTATCCCGGTCGGCACGATCAAGAAGCACGCCACTGGCAAAGGCAACGCCAGCAAGGACGAGATGGTGGCATCCGTCCGTGCACGTGGCCATGCCCCGGCTGATGACAACGAGGCCGATGCCATCGCCTTGCTCTACCTGGCCCGTGAGATGGCCGCAGTGGGGGTGTGACATGAAAGTACCCCAATACCGCTACCGCTGCCCCCTGGGCAATCTGCAGCCGACCACGCCGGATCTGGACGCCGTCAAACGCGAAGGCTGGCGCAATGACCACATCCTGGTGGTGTCAGAGCACGACGACCGGCTGGACTGGGTGGAGAAGCAATTCGTGCGCAGGCTCGGCGAGCGTCTCTACGGGGATGGAGGCAAGCGCCATGACTGAGACCCGAATCGAATGGACCGTGGAGGACGTGGCGGCCCGCTTTGCCGAGGCAGCCGAGACCGCGCACAAGCTGCCCCGGGTTCGCCCAGGGGGCTACTTCAACCCATGGATGACGCTGGCCATGCAGGTGCCTGAGCGCTACCCCGATCCTGAGAGGCTGTACCGGCCTATGCCGCCCAGCCCCCAAGCCGTGGAGCGGATGCTTGAGACCATGCGCTGGGTGCAGTGGCTGGAGGTGGAGCAGCGACACCTGGTATGGATGCGATCAAACCGTTATCGCTGGGAGCAGATCGGTCGGCGGTTTGCCTGCGCCGCCCGCACCGCTCAGCGCCGCTTCGATGCCGCCATCCATCTGGTCACACTGCACCTGAACCAAGGCCATTGAGTGAAGTCGCGGCAAGTTGATGGCTTGCGCGGGGTGACGCGGGATGATTATGACGGATGCCAAAACATCCCCTGTCGCGTTTTACCCGGTTTCAGCCTACAGTTTCAGCTATGGTCAGGACAGCGGTGTGGGTCGCAAATGTCTTCTGGGTCAATCGCAGGATCGCACGCGCTTCAGACTTCTTGAAGCTGGCCAGGAATTTGGTGTATAGTCTCCACACGACTCACCCTTCGACCGTCTGGTTCGGCCAGATGCTCTTAGGGCGACAGGCCGCCTTCGGGCGGCTTTGTCACTTCTGGAGATGGATTTTTGCGGACGGTTGTCTACGTTGATGGCTACAACCTCTACTACGGGTTGTTGAGAAAGACCACGCTCAAGTGGCTGGATCTGTTCGCCCTGTTCCGTGACCATGTGCTGGGCCCAGAAGCCGAACTGATTCAGGTGCGTTACTACACAGCGCCTGTGTTGGGCCGAATGTGCGACAGCCCAGAGTCGCCGCAGCGTCAGAGGCGTTACCTGCAGGCACTGCGCAAAATGTATCCAGACCAGATTGCCATCGTCGAAGGCAAGATACTGGCGACAACGCCTTTCCAGCGGTTGGTTAAACCGATAGCCGAAGTCCCGGAATTGCAGATGGTGCAGGTCTATGACTTCAACGAAAAGAAAACCGACGTCAATCTCGCGGCCGATTTGATTGCAGGCGCGTGGACTGGTGTCTATGACCAAGCAGTTGTGTGCAGCAATGACACGGACTTGGAAGCTGCATTGGCGACAGTTCGACAGCATCACCCAAGTATCCGTTTGGGTGTGGTCGCCCCGATACCTGGCGACGACCACCGCAGGATATCGACGGACCTATCAAGGCATGCTCATTGGTCAAAGCCGCTAAGCCCCGTGCATCTGAAAAATGCTCAGTTGCCCGAACGCATCCCGCATTCGGCGCTACGAAAGCCTGAGACTTGGTGA